AATCCTCCAGGCATTCAGGCAGAAAAGTCGCCTGACACCGATCAACGCCTTCGACAAACCGCTTCATGCAAAACCTCGCTGAAAATGTCGGCGAGATTCTAACACCTCCTCGTTTTTACACAGCCAGGGTCATTCTCAGCCGCGGCGAGCGGCAATCGAAGGAGGCCATGAACGAAGGCGTCAAGCGCCACGCAAAAGCCTACGAAGTCGGCTTTGAGGAAATGGCGTTCGAACTGGAGGCTGGCGCCGTCAAGTACACGGGCCTGGAAGTCAGGTTCGGCGAGAACGTGCGAATCATCGGCCTGCCGGCGAACCCGGATACGGCCCGCGGTTTCTCCGGCAACGTCTTCCTCGACGAGTTCGCCATTCACCCCGACAGCCGCGAGATCTGGAAGTCGTTGTTCCCCGTCATCTCGGCCGGCTTCAAGCTGCGCGTGACGTCGACGCCAAAAGGCAAGGGCAACAAGTTCTACGAAATCATGACCGGGAAAAATGAGACCTGGTCGCGCCATACGGTCGATATCTACCAGGCCGTTCGTGAGGGCCTGCCGCGTGACATCGAAGAGCTGCGCGCCGGCCTCGACGACGAGGAGGCGTGGGAACAGGAATACGAACTCAAGTGGCTCGACGAGGCGGCGGCCTGGCTGACCTTCGACCTGATCTGCGCCAACGAACACCCGGAGGCCGGCGATCCCGGTCTCTACGAAGGGAACCGGGTGTTCATCGGCAACGACATCGCCGCCAGGAACGACCTCTGGGTCGCCTGGGTATGGGAGCTGATCGGCGATGTCTTCTGGACCCGCGAAATCGTCACCTTGAGGCGCAAGTCCTTCGCCGAACAAGATGCCGTCATGGACGAGCTGTTCGAGCGCTACCGCGTGGCGCGCCTGGTCATGGACCAGACCGGCATGGGCGAGAAGCCCGTCGAGGACGCCAAGCGGCGGTACGGATCGTCGCGGGTCGAGGGGGTTCTGTTCACCAACGCCGCCAAGCTCGACATGGCGATCGCCGGCAAGCAGGTGTTCGAGGACCGCCGGGCACGCATCCCCGAAGGGGACATGGTGCTGCGCGCCGATCTTCACAAACTCCAGAAGGTGGTCGGCCCGACAGGCATCCCGCGTCTGGTCGCCGAGCGCGACGGCGCCGGCCACGCCGACCGCACCTGGGCCGCCTTCCTGGGCATCGCCGGCGCCGGCGCCGGGGAGCCTGCCGCCGGGGCCACCGTGGAGCACGATCCAGGCGCCTACAGGGCCGCCGGTCACGGCCGTCACGCGTCCAACCTGATCCGCCGGCCGCCGGGGTTGATTTCGAGGGGGAGGTTATGAGCGATCGTTTCATGACACGGTTTCGCGCGGCCATGCGCGTCCTGTTCCCGGCCGACGAACGGTTCACGGAGGCGGCCGGCGCCAGCGCCGAGATAGACGACGACGAGGGCTGGCGCCGCCTCAGCGTCGATCCCAACCGGGAGCTGTCGCCCATGGCCCAGGTCAGGATGCGCGACACGGCCGTCTACCTCCTCAGGTCCAATCCGCTCGCCAACCGGCTGATCGAGCTTCCGGTGGCCTATCTGCTGGCCGAGGGCGTGACGCTTTCGTGCGACGACGAACAGGCCCAGCAATGGCTGGACGCTTTCTGGCATGATCCGATCACCAAGATGGACCTCAATCTGCCGAAGTTCGTCCGCGAGCTCGCCGTCTTCGGCGAGCAGTGCTGGGTCGCCTTCGTCAACGAGCAAAACGGCCACACGCGGCTCGGCTACCTGGATCCGGGCGCCATCGCCACCGTTGTCTGGGACCCGGACAACCGGGCCCAGCCGATCGGTATCGTCACGGCCAAGGACAGAAAGGGGAACGCCAAGCGCTACCGCGTCATCGTCAACGGCCCGGAGGCGGTGTTCAGCAACCGGACCCGGCAGATCCGCCAGACCTTTGACGACGGGTCGTGCTTCTACTTCGACATCAACGCCCTGGTCACCGACGAGCGCGGCAAGTCCGACTTGTTGCCGCTCATGGACAGTTTGGACGCCTACGACCAGGCTCTGTTCGGCGAGCTGGAGCGCTGGAACTTCATGCGCGCCTTCATCTGGGACGTAACCCTCGCCGGCGCCACGCAAGAGGAGGTCGAGAAACGCGCCCGCGATATTACGACGCCGGCACCTGGCAGCGCGCGCATCCACAACGATTCGGAAACCTGGAACGCGGTCGCGCCCGACCTCAAGGGCGGCGACAGCGAGATCCTGACGCGGATCTTCCGCAACCACATCCTCGGCGGCAACACGCTGCCCGAGCACTGGTACGGTGGTGGCGGCGATGTCAACCGGGCGACGGCGGCCGAGATGGGCGAGCCGACCTTCAAGGTGCTGGCCATGCGCCAGAGGCTGGTCAAGCATATGCTCGAAGAGGTCGGGTATTTCGTGGTCTGGAACCGGCTCAAGGTCGAGGGCGAGCCGCCCGACCCCAGCGGTTTCGACCCGGCGCTCCGGCCCGTCGCCAACTTCGCCGAGATGACCAGCCGCGACACCACCAAGTACGCCACCGCCTTCCAGCAGGTGGTCACCGGCGCCGCCCTGGCCGCCGACCGCGGTTTCCTGACCGAGGAAACGGCGGTCGGCGTCATCGCCACGGTCGCCGGCCAGCTCGGCTATGAGATCGATCCCAAGGACGAACTCGAAAAGGCGCGCGAGCAAGCCCTCGGCCGCCGTGAAGAGGACCTCTACCCGGATCTGCCGGAGGACGGGGACGGGGACGATGGCGGACAGGCCGAAAATTGAGACCTTCCCGCTCACGGACTCCTTAAGCCCGGAACAGGTCCCGGGCGCGGCGGCAAGGCGAAACCCGAAAGAAGTGTTGGTCATCGGAGCCTACGACGACGGTGATTGGTTCACCGTGTCGAGCCGCGGCGTCACGCGGGAAAAGGCCGTGTGGTACGCGGAATTGATCCGAATGAATGCCCTCGGCCAATGACCGGCAAGCGGTCAAAGGACTTCGAGAAGGAACGCCGCCGCCAGGCCAAGCGATTGACGGCGATCCAACGGGACACGGACGCCGAGGTCGCGCGCCTCCTGAAGAGCGCCGGCGACGAGATCACGGTCGGGCTGGCCTCGGAACCGGGCGGCTTCGACGCTTTCATCCTGCCGCGTATCCAGCAATCCATCCGCGCCGCCCTGGCCGAGGCCGGGGACGGCATGGCCAAGGCGGCCGGCGCCGGAGCGGAAGCCGCATGGACCGCCGGCATCGATCTCGTCGACAAGCCCTTGGAAGCGGCCGGCGTCCGGATCGCCGCCGCGCTCGCCGTCGTCGACCGCACGCAACTCATGGCCATGCGCACCTTCATGACCGGGCGTCTGAAGGACGTGACGCTGGAGGCGGCGAACCGCATCAACAACGAACTCGCCCTGGCGATGATCGGCGTCCAGACGCCGCACGAGGCCACGGGCAAGGTGGCGCGGATCCTCACCGCCGGCGGCCGCGCCCGGGCGCAGCGGATCACGAGGACGGAGATCGGGCGTGCCTTCTCCGTGGCCTCACAGGAACGGCTCAACCAGGCGGCCGGGCATCTGCCGGGCATGCGCAAGATGTGGCGCCGCTCGGGCAAGATCCACAGCCGCGTCTCCCATGACGTCGCCGACGGCCAGGTCCGCAAGCCCGGCGAGCCGTTCACCGTCGGCGCCGAGGATCTGATGTTCCCCCGGGACCCGAAGGGTTCGGCCGGGAACACGGTCAATTGCGGCTGCGTATCGCTGCCTCATATGGCCGACTGGGAAGTCCGCCATCCGGGCGCCCGGCTGATCACCGGGGACGAGATGGCCAAAAGCGAGGCCAAGCGGCGCGTCGCCGGCGTCCAGGCCGCGGCCTTCGACGGCTGGACCCGGAAGCTGTCGGCGCGGTCGATCGACGCAGCCGGGCATTTCGAGACGGCCGGCGGCTTGACGCCAGGCCTGAAGGAGGCCTTGAGGGCGCGCGGCGTCGAGCCGGCCACCGGCGAGATCGCCGTCACCGACCGCAAGATCCTGCACATGCTGCGTGACGCGAAGAAGCGGAAGGGATTGGCGCTGCCGGCCGGTGAGGTGCGGCGCCTGCCGGAGCACCTGGCGGCGCCCAAGGCCGTGCTGTGGGAGATCGGCGCCGAACCGCCGACGCTGATCTACGTCTTCGACATCGAGCGGCCGGACGAGGACCGGCTCGGCAAGTTTCCCGTCAAGATCCGCGGCCGTGACAAGGCCGCCAGCCACCGGCGCCACAATTGGGTCGCTTCGGGCGGCCTGGTCAAGCGCTCGACGCTCGACGACACCCAACGCTATGAGGTCCTGGTTGGAGCGGTGTGACCGCCGCGGGGGTGCGCAACATCCCCGAAACACCCCACGGACCGAACAGCGTCGCATCCAGGAGCGCCAGTGCCAGCGGAACAAGTCCGCCCACCGGGCTGAAGCCGGCTTTACAGCTCTCGCGGCGGCCAACCCGGATCATAGGCCGATACGGCGCTGGAATCACCCCCGTCGAACCCCGTCGAACTTGTCCGTCAAATTTCGTCGTACAGGCGCAACTCCGTTTTTTGGCTCCCTGGGTACGGAACAACCCGAGTTGCGCATGTGGCCTATCTCAACCCCCTCTCAAAAATCGATTTAAAAGCGGCCGGCAGGCCGATTTTCCGGGTGGCGGAAGGTTGCGGGCCGAAGCGGCCCCGAAAGGCCCCCGGAACGCTCCCCCCGAAACACCTTCGCGTGAAACTTTTCCCGGCGCGGAGCCGCCGCCGATTGGCCTAACTTTGGCCGAGATCGATTGAGCAATCAAGTGACCGCCCCTTCGAGGAGAGTTTCCATGACCGGGACCGCCGCCACCAAGTCCGCCAACGCGAAATCCGCCGCCTCCGAAACCCCCGCCGAAAAGGCCGAACCGGATCCGGCCGGAACCGGCGGGCCGACCGCCGCCGGCGCCGCCAAGCTGATCGGCGGCAAGATCACGGTCCACAAGCTGGACGGGGACGGTAATCCGGTTCGCGGCGAGGACGGCAGCCACGTCACCCAGGAAGTGCCGCTGAAGGCCGAGCACGTTCTTTCCTTCCGGGTCTCGGGCGACGGCAACACCCTGACCGTCGTCACCGCCGACGGCCGCAAGCACGTCCTCGAAGGCTGAGGCCTCCATGCCCTGGCCTCTCTTCCCGCATCTCGGCTTCATCGGCCAGGCCGCCCTTCGCGAGGCCTTCGACGGCGACTTCCGCCAGCTGGAGGAGATCCTGCGCGGCGCGCTCAAGAAACTGTTCAAGCTGGCCGGCGGCGAGGACCCCTGGCCCTACGTTCAGGCGCTGTTCCAGGATAGCGTGGTGGTCGAGCGGGACGGCAAACTGTGGCGCTACCCCTACACCATCGACGGCACCGAGGTTACGCTGGGCGAACCGGTCGAGGTTATCAAGACCTATGAGCCCGCCTCCGGCGGCCATCAACAGGAACTCGCCACCGGCGCCTTCGTCGAGGCGGCCGATGACAAAGCGGCCCGCTGGCGCATCCGCGTCATCCGCGCCGGGCTCTCCGGCAACGCCACCTTCTATCCGGACGCCGTGCTCCGCGAGGCGGTCCCGCTGTTCGACGGGGCGCGCGTCTTCGTCAAGGCCGACGAGGAACACCTCAGGGGCAAGGGCAAGGATGTCCGCAACCTGATCGGCCGCCTGGTCGAGCCGGCTTTCGTCGAGAGCAAGGACACGGACAGCGGCGAGATCCAGGCCGTGTTCGAATTGATCGAGCCCGGCGGCGACGTCGCCGTCAAGCTCCGGGAGGCCTGGGACCGGGGCATGTCCGGCCTGTTCGGCTTCTCGATCAACGCCGTCGGACCTGTCAAACGCATCCCGGCCCGGGGCCGCCCGGTACGGGCCGCCAAGGCCATCACCAAAGTCAATTCCGTCGACCTCATCGTCGAGCCCGGCGCCGGCGGCGAAGTCATCAATCTCATCGAAGCGCGAAGCGAGGATAAGATCATGGACCGCGAACAACTCATCGCCCTCTTGGAAGCCAAGGGCCTCCTCAAGGACAAGGACGTCGACAGCCTGAGCGACGAAGAACTCACCGGGATCCTCACCGAGGCGCTCGAAGAAAACGCCGGCAATGATGACGCCAACAGAGGCGGCGGCGAGGATGACGGCGGCGCAACCATGCGCGAGGCCGCCGGCGACGTTACCGCCGTTACCCGCGAAGACCTGCAGATGATCGAAACCCGCGCCGCCATGCGCGCGGCGGTCAATGCCAGCGCTTTGCCCGACGCCGCCCGCGCGCGCATCATCGGCGAGTTCTCGGCCCTCGAACGGTTCACCGAGGCCGACGTATCCGATCGCATCCGCGAGGAAGGCGAATACCTCGCCAGCTTCACGGAGAGCGGCGCCGTCCAGGGCCTGGGCGATACCATCCGCATCGAGTCCGGCGAGACCCGGGCCGAGAAGGTGGCCGCCATGCTGGAGGCCTTCTTCGATCCCGAGCACGCCGATCACCGTCACGCCCGGTCATTCCGCGAGTGCTACGTCCAGATCACCGGCGACAATCGCGTCACCGGCCAGCTCGGCAACTGCGACCAGGCGCTGCTCCGAGAGGCTCTCGATTCGGGCACCTTCGCCGACGTCCTCGGCAATTCGATCACCCGGCGCCTGGTCGCCGATTACAACACCGAGGATCTCTACTCGGTGTGGCGCCATATCGTCGATGTTGTTTCCGTCAACGATTTCCGGACCCAGGAACGGACCCGCTTCGGCGGATATGGCGACATCCCGGCGGTCGCTGAGAAGGGCGCCTACACCGAGCTCAACAGCCCGGCCGACGAGAAGGCGACCTACGCGGTCACCAAGCGCGGCGGCACCGAGAGCGTGACGATCGAAATGATCAAGAACGACGACGCCGGCGCCATCCGCCGCATCCCCATGAAGCTCGCCAAGGCGGCGAAACGCACGCTTTCCAAGTTCGTCCTCGACTTCATCAAGGACAATCCGGTCATCTACGACGGCGTCGCGCTTTATCACGTCAGCCACAACAACCTGTTCACGGCGGCGCTGGCCGACGCGGCCTACGCGGCGCACCGGCTGGCCATGAAGAACCAGACGGAGATGGACTCGGGCGATCCGCTCGGCATTCCGCCCCGCATCCTGCTCGTTCCCGACGACCTGGAGGAGACGGCCTACGACATGTTCCGCCGCGACACCAACAACGACGAGACCTTCGTCCAGACGCTGAAGCCCCGGGTCATCCCGGTCTGGTACTGGACCGACCCCAACGACTGGGCGGCCGTCGCCGACCCCAACGACATCCCGTTCCTGGAGATCGGCTTCCTTGACGGCAACGAGGAGCCGGAACTCTTCGTCCAGGACAACCCAACCGCTGGTTCCATGTTCTCCCATGACAAGCTGACCTGGAAGATCCGTCACGTCTACGGCGGCACCGTGGTCGACTACCGGGGAACCACCAAGGCCGTCGTCATTTCACAGGCCTACCCGTTGCCGCCCGCGCAACGGACGGCCCCGTAGAGGCAAAAGGAAGACCGCGCCGTGAAGACCGGGCCGGGGACAGGCTCTTTCCCATCCCGGCGCGGCACTGAGTTCAAAGCGAGAAGAGACCCATGGCTCTGGCCGATTACCAGTCCCTGGTCGACAGCATGGTCCGCGACCCGGACGGCAACATCGCCGCCGGGGAGCGCGACCAGGCGATCGACCTCGCCGTTATCCGCTATAGCCAGGACCGGCCCGTGGAGACGGCGGAGGGCGTGGTGTCGGCGGGCGGTAATCTCCTCGACTTGCCGGCCGGGTTCGTTGACGGCTTCAGCGACATCCAGGCCATTGAAATCCCGCCGGACCAGTTCCCTCCGGCCCGGCTCGCCAACGAGGCCTGGGCGCCCTACATGACGCTCACGGGCGTCAAGATCATGCTGGAAAGCCCGCTCCAGGCCGGCGGCACGGCGCGGATTTTCTACACCCTCCCGCATACGCTGGACGGCGCCTCCGACACCATCCCCACGCGGCACATGGAGCCGGTCGCCTGCTGGGCCGCGGCCATCCTCCTCGAACAACTGGCCTCGCTCTATGCGGGCGACAGCCTGCCAACCATCGACACGGACAGCGTCGATCACCAGGCCAAGTCCCGGGACTACGCGGGGCGCGCCAAGACCGCCCGCAAGCGCTACTTCGACGAGCTCGGTATCGATCCCAAGCGCAACGCCGCCGCCGGCACCTTCGTCAACATGTCGCTGCAGCAGAGCGGCGGCAGGGGCTTTATGTTCAAGAGGCAGTCGAGGCGGTGATGGATTACGTTCAAGACATCCACAACCTCCCCGGCCTGGAGCGGGCCTTCCGCGAGGCGCCCGGGATCGTCGCCGACGAGCTGGTGGCGGCCGCCTGGGAAAGCGAGCTGCTTCTTGAGCGGGAGACCAAGGAACTGACCCCCGTCGGCGTCGGCGGGACGCTCAGATCCTCCGTTGCCGCCCGCGAACCGAAGGTGCTGGCCGATAACGTCATCGGCGAGGTCGGCACGCCCTTGAAGTACGCCATACCGGTCGAACTCGGCACCAAGCCGCACTTCCCGCCGATCGCGCCCTTGGTCGAATGGGCCGAGCGGAAACTCGGTTTGTCGCCCAACGAGGCTCACCACGTGGGCTTCCTGATCCAGCGCAAGATCGG